AGATCTTCAAATTCCACCAGCAGTCATTGGTGTAAATAAGATTTTTAGATTTGATGGATCCAACACTACAACAAATAACATGTTTAGTGTTAAGTATCAATTATTCCTGAACGACATTTATGGTTTAGGATCTACAGAAATCTTAAGTTATGCAATGACCAAGAGATATTTGGAAGATCTTGACTTTGCATTAAACACGGAGAAACAAATTAGATTTAATCAAAGGCAAGATAGACTTTACTTAGATATTGATTGGGGCAGCGTTAAAAAAGACGAATATCTTGTTCTAGACTGCTATAGAACTATAGACCCCTCAGATTATTCAAGAGTTTACAATGATTCTTTCTTAAAAAGATATCTAACTGCTCTTATTAAAAGACAATGGGGTCAGAATCTAATCAAGTTCCAAGGTGTAAAACTTCCGGGTGGAACTGAGTTAAATGGAAGACAAATCTATGATGATGGTATGAGAGATCTCGAAATAATTAGGGAGCAAATGTCCAACACATATGAACTTCCACCTCTTGATATGATCGGATAAGGATTATGTTAAATCCATTTTTTCAACAAGGTTCATCTGGTGAACAAAGTCTTGTACAAGACTTAATTAATGAGCAGCTGAGAATATATGGCATCGATGTTCACTACATGCCGAGAAAGTATTATAATACAAAAACTGTCATAAAAGAGACAGTTGATTCTAGATTTGACGATGCATATCCAATCGAAGCATATGTTGAAAGTTTTGATGGATATGGAGACAATCCCACACTACTTTCAAAGTTTGGATTGCAAGCAACAAATGAAATAACTTTAATTATCTCAAAGGAAAGATTTGAAAATTATATCTCACCTTTGATGAAGAATGAGGAAAATATAAAACTATCAACTAGACCAAAAGAAGGAGATTTAATATATTTCCCACTAGGTGATCGCTTATTTGAAATTAAATATGTAGAGCACGAGAAACCATTCTATCAATTACAAAAAAACTATGTCTATGAGTTGAGATGTGAACTCTTCAGATATGAGGATGAAGTCATCGATACTGGTATTGATGAGATTGATAATGAACTGGTTAGTGATGATTATGATGGATTGTCTGAAGAAGGAAGATCTGTGGTCCTTGGCGTGGCCAGACTTCTTTATGTTGTTGGAACAGGAACAACAGCACAAGCATCTACATCACTTGTTAATAATGGAATTAGATTTATTAGTCTTACCAATAGAGGAGGTGGTTATTCCTTTAAACCATCAATTGGTATAGCATCTGCTCCTGCAGGAGGAGTAACGGGTGTTGGATCTGTTACTCAAATGATTGGTGGAATTACAATTTGCGATAAAAACACCAATGCTCAAAGAAAATCAGTTCAGCAAATTGCATTAGTAAATCCTGGAACTGGATATACTACAGCACCTAAAATTAAATTTACTGGAGGAGGAGGTTCTGGAGCTGCAGGAACGTCTGGAATTTCTACCACAGGTGGAGTTGGAGTTGTCACTGTAAGCAATGTTGGTAATGGATATATCAATTCTCCAAAGATTACGTTCTCTACGCCAAAGCATGTTGGTGCGGCAGCCACAGCGGTTCTCGCCACTCCTATGGTTGGAGGTGGTGTCAGCATTATGTCTGCTCCTATAAGTGTTGGTTCTTCTGCCTTCCTGTTCCCTGGAGGCACCACAGGCGGTGTATTCTATAGAACAGCACCCACAGTCACTTTTGGACAACCTACAGGGTCAGGAATACAGGCCACAGCAACTGCTTCAATTAATACATTCACATTATATGGTGGAAATGTTACTGCAGTTTCTATTGGCAACTCTGGTAAGTTTTATGGTAGTGTTCCCACGGTAACAATACAACATCCAGGATTTGATAGAGCAGAGGCAACTATTGGACTTGTAGGTGGTGCAGTAACTGCATATGATCTGGGATCAGCACTTGATAATAGTAGTGTTGCAATCTCTACTGGAGGTAAAGCATATTCATCACAACCAACTGTAACTGTTGGTCTTGGAACAGGAACGGTTGATCCAACCACAACTGCAGTTGGTATTGCAACAATTAATTCTATTGGAGTTGTTACTGCGATTAGTTTTGATCCAACAGAAGTTTGGGCAGTTGGTCAAGGTGCAACGATTGGTGCTGGTTACACCGTAACTCCTTCGCTTACCATCTCTCTTCCATCTCCAGTCAGAGCAACAGCAACTGCTACGGTATCAGTTGCTGGATCAGTTACTTCAATTGCAATTGGTAATAGTGGATTTGGTTATAACTTTATTCCTGAGGTCACAATTGAAGCACCATCTGGAGTTTCAACAGAATTCCAAGCAACGGGTATTGCAACTATGAGATTTAATTCTCTTCATTATCAAGGAACTATTAATCCAGCAGAAACTGAGATCACTGGAATTAATACTCTCGGTGTCATTGTTGGAGATAGAGTAAGATTAGGTATTGGATATAGCGACTCTTATAATTTCATTCCAGAAAACACATTTGTTTCTGGTATTGGTCAAAGTAGTCTTACTATATCAAATACACCAACAAACGTTGGTATTGCAACTTCTGTGTTTGAACTGGGTAGAGATCAGGTTGGTATTGTCACTGGTATTTTAATCACATACGGTGGTGGTGGATACATAACACCACCTACAGTATCAATTTCTAACACGGTCGGTGATAAGAACTATATCGATTTCCACGATACTTTAGGTATCGCTACAGCAACAGGTATATCTACAATAACATCTGCTGGAAAACTTGATGAAATATTCATAACAAATTCGGGACATGGATATGTCTTAACTCCAGATATTACTGTTGAAGCTCCTGGATCCGATTCTGTTGGTGATTTTGAATTTAATGAAATTGTAACCGGATCCTCTAGTGGAGCAACTGGTAGAGTAAGAGTTTGGGATGCTTCCAATAATGTTTTAGAAGTTGCAAGCGTATCGGGTAACTTCACTCCAGGAGAGACTTTAACGGGATCAAGTTCTGGAGCACAGCATGTCTTAAGAAAAGAAAATACTCAACCAGCAATGGATTCATATGCTGACAACTATAATATTGAAGTTGAAGCCGATGCAATATTAGACTTCAGTGAACAGAACCCATTTGGCACTCCCTAAATAAAAATATCTTAATAGGAAGAGTATTGTGGGTTTGAGGCATGTTTGAGTATTTTTACAACGAAATTCTAAGGAAAACGATCATTTCCTTTGGAACACTGTTTAATTCATTAGAAATTAAACAGTCTGATAGTAGTGGCAATACAACTAGTGCTGTAAAGGTTCCTTTAGCATATGGACCCACACAAAAATTTCTTGCAAGACTTGAGCAGTCTCCCGATTTAAGCAAGGGAACCGCAATGACACTCCCAAGGATGTCATTTGAGTTTACTGGTTTGACTTATGACCAAACCAGAAAGGTAACTACAACACAGCAATTTACTGTTAAAGATCCTGATAATGATACTGGCGTTAAAAAGGTATACATGCCAGTCCCTTATAATATGCAATTTGAATTGAGCATCATGACTAAGTTAAATGATGACGCTCTTCAAATTGTTGAACAAATTCTTCCATACTTTCAACCACAATACAATTTAACTGTAAATCTTGTTGGAGCAATTACAGAGAAAAGAGATATTCCTGTGGTATTAGAAAATATCACAATGCAAGATGATTACGAAGGTGATTTTACAAGTCGTAGAGTGCTTCTCTATACTTTAAGATTTACAGCAAAAACTTATCTGTTTGGTCCAGTATCTTCTGCAACAAACGATATTATCAAGAGATCTTCTGTTTCTTACTACTCTGGAGACAGTAAGAGCACGACAAGAGATATTACATATAGAGCTACTCCTAGAGCGATCAAAGATTATACTGGTGATGTTGTTACTAACCTTGCCGAGGACATCGATGATACTGTAACGGTATTCAACGTTGATAGTGGTTCTTCAATCACTCTCAAAAAATATATTGAAATTGGTGGTGAAGAGATGTTCGTTACCAAAAAATCTGGTAATAAAATTACTGTTGAAAGAGGAAAAGATGGCACGACTGTTACCTCTCATCTCAGAGGTGCAGAAATTAAAGGTATTGATTACACCTCAACAGAAGATAGTGATCTCATAGAATTTGGAGATGACTTTGGTTTTAGTGGTTCGATTTCATGAAGATGACAAAAAAATATGATGGATTAGATGAAGCATTCAATGTAGAAACAGAAATTGTTTCTGCTGAAAAAGAGTCAATCGAAGTTGCTAAAAAACTAGAAAGGCAAAAAAGTGATGTTGATAAAGATTATGAGTATACAAGAGGCAATCTTTACTCTATAATTGAAAAAGGTCAAGAGGCAATCAATGGTATTCTTGAGTTAGCTCAAGAAAGTGAAATGCCTAGAGCGTATGAAGTTGCAGGTCAACTAATTAAAAATGTTGCTGATGCAACGGATAAATTATTAGATCTTCAGAAAAAACTGAAGGATGTTAATGAAGAATCTAAGAAAGGTCCTACAAATGTAACAAATGCTCTTTTTGTAGGATCCACTTCAGATCTATCCAAATTTCTCAAATCCCAAAATGAGGATACAGAGAAAAAATAAATATAACTATAGCTGGGGTAATATTAAGTGGCATTAAAGAAGCCTTCCGATTTTTATATTAAACCTGAAGAAAAGAGTTCTTTTGATTCTTTGAAGGAGGAACTGTCTTCTTCTAAACCAAAGAAGATTGAAAAGATCTCAGAGGCTTTTGATGCGTTTAAAACTAATCTGAATAACATTCAGTCAATTACTGACTTTTCTTCAACATTTGAAAATTTTAAAGAGAATGTTGAAAAGGTTGAAACTATATCGAATGAAATTGGAGAAGTAAAGAAAGAAATTCAAACTCTAATCAAAAAAGAGGATTTAGATCAAGCCATGATGGCGCATCTCTTTTTTGTAGAAGAGGCAATTGAAAAGATTGAGAATAAGATATCAGGAGTTAATGAAGATATTGTAAATAAAATCAGTGATGACTTTTCAGGTTTGTCTGAAATGGTCAATTCATTCTTAAATATTGAAGCACCAAAATATAAAAATTTAATTTCAGAATCAGAGATTAGAATTGATGATAGATTTTTAAATCTAAAATCTGAAGTGGAATCCTCTTTAACAGAATTTAATTCTGATGTTAATGAGGAATTAAAAGAGATTGTAAAAAATGTAGAGACTATCAACGAAGATAGTCTGTCTGCAATAAGAGAGGAAGTTGGTGATATTGCTGAGGTCGTTGTCGATCTTGTTAACGAAGATTTACCACAATATAAAAAGTTTTTTGCTGAAACTGAGTTAAGAACTGAAGAGAAACTCAATGAGGCCCAAAGTATCTTTGACGAAAAAATTAACTTTATCAATCAGACATATCATGAACGGTTAGAGGAATTAAATACCACGGTCAAAGAATTTACTGATACAGAGATTCCAAAGTACAGCAAAATGCTGGTAGAATCTAAGTTAAAATCAGAAGAGGAAGTCAAAGAATTAGAAAAATCTGTTCTAAAAAAGGTCAGTGATTTAACAGAGCAAATTGAAAATCTCTACAAAGTCAACAATATCAAAGAGACTGATATTGATTCTCTTTTAGAAAAGGTTCAAACAACTGTTCAGGAATCAAAGAATCAAACCGAAGAAATCTTTGAATCTTATGCAAGATTGTGCAAGGATTCTAAAAAAAGAGAAGTAACAGAAGATAAAAAACTAAAAGCATTTTCTGGTCGATTAGAAAATTTTGCAGAAAAACTTGAAAAGATTGAAGAGACGACGGTTCAGGATGTTCTTGAACTTCAAGCTAATCTTGATATCAGCACCTCTGCATATCATGAAAGATTAAAGAAAGAAGTATACAAGTTTGAAGAAGAATTAGTTGAACAGATCAAAGGTCTTGAAGTCAACTTAAACACTAATGAAGTTCATATCAAGAAACAGAATGAGCACATTGAAAACATCAAGGAAGAAGTTCAGGATGTAATTAGTAAACTTCATATTGATTCTATTGAAGAGAAGAATAAGGCTCTCATTGAAAAAGTAAATCATATCGAAGATGTTCTCTCCAAGTTCAGTGAAAAGGCACTCCTGACCGAAGACACTCCTATCACTCCAGGAAGTCCTGACACTAAAACCAAAGACCCTCTCACATCTTTGGATCAAGACTATGTGACTCTAAAGCAACTTCAGGATCACTACAGACTGTTTATTAATAGAATTCAAATACAACTATCATCTATTGGTGGCGGTGGCGCTGGATTCATCAAAGATCTTGCAGACGTAAGTTTTGATGAGAGTACAGGAACCAATAAACTCTTAATCTATAACGGAACAGAGTGGGTTGGTATTGCTAGTACAGCGATTTCTGGCAGTGGATCTGGAACGGAATTAGCAGATGATGCCACTGGAGTTAATCTTACTCTTACTGGAAATCTAAGTGTTGGTGGTACAGTAACTTATGATGATGTCACTCACGTAGACTCTATTGGTATTGCTACCGCTAGAAGTGGTTTAGAAATTGGTGCTGGAAGTATAACCACAATAATAAAACTAGATGCTGCCACAGCAACAACCACAACAACAGATGAATCTAATATTGATACCTTTGATGCATCCGTCTTTAGGTCTGCACAGTATCAAGTACAGATAACTAGAGGATCTTTATATCATGTAACAACGCTAAATGTGCTACATGATGGAACTGATGTTTACCTATCAGAATTTGGAACAATTAAAACAGGATCTTCTCTTGCAACGTTTGATGCTGATATAAATTCTGGAAATGTACGAGTAAGAGCTACTCCTGCGTTTAGTTCTTCTACGGTGTTTAAGATATCTAAAACATTAACAAAGGTATAAAATTCTATATAATTATGTTGTATTGGTAAAGAGTGATGAAATTCAAATGGGCTGCATTAAGTATAGGAGCATTATTTGGATTCGCCCATATCGGAATATTGGGTCATCTTTTTAATAGAACACAACTTCCAGTAATTAATCTTCCTGTTGGAGATTACACCTCATATACTGTAGAAGCAGGAAAAGAAGGATATAAAATTCAATATAACTCCAATGATCCGAAGGTCATGGGTGTTCGTAGATATGTTGACAAAGATAACGGTTTCTTTGGAATTGGTGGAAGATCTGATGTGATAACTGAAGAAGAGTATACAATGGACGGCGGTAGACACCTGCAGGGTGGTGCTATGGGAAAGTTGAGTGCCGAAAATCTAGAATGCATCAAAGCGGAGGGCGCTGGAGAGTCAACCGGGAGAATGGTAGGTGCTAG